CTTCCGATCTGTCAGTGCTATCGGAGACGGCAGCCTGGGCAGTTGTGGTCACCATACCCTTGCCGAGGATGTTCGCCTCATAGGTGAGAAGGCCGGTAGATGAGTTGAAGCGGAAGGTCAGACCGGTTGCAACACAGCCTTGGTGGGTGTACGACTCGCCGCCAGCCAGCGCGTCGTCCAGAAGCTGGATCTGGAAGGAGCGGCCGCCGGCATCTGCCATGGACTGGATGTCGAATACGTGAGCGTACGGTGCAGCAGTGCCAACAGTGTCAGCACCAATAATGCTGCGAATGAGGTGGCCGATCTCGTCCGGGTAGGCGGGACCTCCGATCGAGAAGTCGGTCCTGTGAACACCCTCCAGTTGCCGGAAGCCAATGGCAGCTAGGCCGCGCCTGGCATCATCGAACAGCGTTTCGACCGTGTCGACACCAGAGGTCGGATCGATCGGAAGCATCGCCCATACCGGGGATGCTGGGAGCGACCCCCACGTTGCAGTTTCCGGGGTGATGAAGGCCTTAAAGCCTGCAGAAGTGGACATTGCTTGCTCCTCCTATTCAGTTACGGGAAGGCAGAGTACCGGAGAGTAAAAACACCTTCCTGAATCAGATTAAGGTTCAGGTGGCAATGGCGGCAACTTTAGACCCCAGTCTTGATCTCCACAGTACGTCTCTCCCTGAAGTCCATACGTATCTCGCACGAGTGGCAGGCATACGGCCCCAGTGTCGCGTGCAGTATCGAAGTCACCTGTGGAGCACTGACTTCCACGATATCTGTCCTCGCTTCGGTAAGCTGTATCTCTGTCAGACCTTCAAGCTCTACAATCACCTCGTCGATGAGACTCTGGAAAGTGTCCCACGTACCTTCGCCCATACCTAAGTAACCACGAACTACCATGTGGCTAACAACAAACCTCTGTTGCGGTGGTAGCTGCCCTCTCTCAATCGAGACCGACGTCCTACCCAGCTGCCACACGTTAACCGAGGCCTGCTGTTCAAGGACGTCGTCCTCCTCGCTGGGCTCGACTGCTAGCTCTGCCATCTCGAGCAGAGTACGTGCATCCTCCTCCCCGATGTAGACCTTACCTACCCCGTCTACCTGCTCCAAGAGAGAAGCGACCGCGGCCGCAGCAGCCATCCATTGGGGCATCGCATGGGCCATTGGCTACCTACCCAAGAACCGGCTCGTGCCTTGGCCATGAGTGAGTGGCGGCCTACCCCAGCTCATTGTGTTAGGGATCTCGCCGGCTACTGAAGCTGCGGGCTGCCTAGAGTCTGCTGGCACCCCAAGAAGGTCGTAGAACATGGAGAGGTGCTGCTCGGCCACTCGGAGGTACTCGTTTGTCTGAGACCGAAAGCCTACAGGATCGTCTCTGATCGCAGAAGGAGTCAACTTCGCGGCCTCTGCCGCCATGCGCATAGCAAACCTGTGCGTAGCGAGATGGCCCAAAGCCTCCTTGTCACTATCAGCAATAGTTGTACCTGTAGCTTCTGTACCGAGAATGTGTAGGCGTGTGTAGGTGATCCTGGCAGTCTTCCCAGAGGCTGGAGTGGTTGATTGGAACCGAATGACCGTGCCACCCGTGTCGTCGTAGGCAGTGACCTCGAGCATATCCAAGAAGGTGGGAATACGGTCACCCTGCGGATACTCGACACTCACTACAGCGCTGAAGCCATCTTGCCAGTCCGAGGGAACAGCAAAGTCATAAGCGGCACCATCACCCGCCTCGTCAAAGAACGCAGTGTCTGGCTTGATCAGACTGTAGAATGCGACAGCATCCTGGATCAGGGCCTCAAGGTCTGGATCCTCCACCCCTCCCATACGCGAGGGGATGCCATGGCTACCAAAGTGCGCCAGAACAAGCTCTTGGATTGAGGCAAGATCAAAAGACATCGTCTAGGTTTTGCCTTCGTAGACCCCGTTGATAACGATGCTAGGGGTGGCACCGGCAGGAGTGATCGAGACTCTGATGCGGCTTCCCAAGTTGTCTATGGTAACCATCTGCTTTTGGTTCTGGCCATCGCCGAGGGGACCGCCAGTAGTGGTAAAGGCAGACATTGAAATATCGCCGCGGTCAAACCACTGACCGGTCTTCGGGTCCTGCTGCTGAATCTTTGGTGTCCACGTACCAGCAGAAACGTCGGCGTCGAGAAAGACACGGCCCTCGATGTGACTGCCGACTGGAATGGTGGCACTATCCGTAGTTTGGGTCAGCGTGACCCCATCCCAGAACTTCCTGGCGGACGTGACGTGTAGGGCCATGTCTCTACCTCCTACCTAGAGATTAAGGTCTAGCTGCCAGAGGACACAAAATCCAAGAGGGGAGACTGCCCCGCAACAGCCTCCCCCCTCGTACACCCCCCTAGAAGGACTACTAGAGGCTAGAGAATGTGGCTCCGACCAACCCCCTGTGGTCAATTGGGTTCGCGCCCCAGAAGTGGCGGACCTTGTACGTGATGCGGTCGTTGGTGAACATCGCCCCGACCAGCTCCGTGCTCTGGTCCTGTGCGAAGATCTCGGGCTCCTCGCGGCCGTTCAGGAAGCCGACCTCGATCATCGGGATCTCGGTAGGACCTGCGGCCAGAACCCAGATGTTCTTCGGTGCTTGGGTGTCACCACCAGCGTTACCACGATCGGCTGCTGTCTCCCAGTACGGGATGATGAGCAGCTCGAACATGCCACGGTGGATGTTCACCTCATGGCTTCCTGCGCCCACCTTCGTCTCGGAATTGAGCAGCGCGAGCCCCATGGCCCTGTTCGTCGGAGCGACGACCAGAGTCTTCGGAGAGCTCATGATGAAGCTGTGTGCGACAGCTCCAGAGTACGGCGCCGAAGCGCTGACCGCTGCCTGCTGGATCTGGAAGCGCATGAAGGCATCGGACAGGTTGGCATCGTTAAGGGCCACGATCGCGGACAGGATGCTGTGCGTGTCGGTCACGATGTTGCCCGGGGAGCGAGCAGCTGCCACATCGAACAGCCTGTCAGCGCCACCGCTGGTCAGGTAGGTGGACTCGGCAGGGTTGTCGATGAGGAAGTCGAACACCGTGATGTAGATGGTACCGGCAGCCGCACGACCCAGCTTCTGGGGAAGCGCACGGAACTTGCCGATGTCATCGTTGATGATCATCTCCAGGGTCAGGCTGGCCTGGCCGTGTGCCTTGACCGGCTGGTAGATGGCCTCCTCTTCCGGCAGCGCTGCACCGGTGAGGTCGGCGTAGGTGATGTCTTGGTTGGACGCACCCACACCACTCTCACGCTTCAGCAGGTAGAACTCGCCGAGGCGCTCCCTCTTCTGCTCACGCAGGTCGGAGGTAGGCGCCACAGTTGCGATCTTGCGCCAGTCCTGGAGCATCGGGTAGCGGTACTCTATGAGAGCCCGGCGCGTGATGCTATCGCCGAGGATCTTGCCGAAGTCGGAGGTCTTCATCGCCGTGGCCTCTACGACCCGATCCAAGCCGCGGTTGGACACGCCGGAGTCGTAGCGCCCAGCGGACTCGAGGACTTCGTATCCGGTCAGGTCGAAGACGTGCGATCCAGTGATGACGCAGAAGGCTTCCTTCAGCGAGCGGAAGGCCTTGACGCCATCGACGTCCTCGCCCGCCAGAAGCCCGTCCATGGCCTTGACGTAGCGATCCTGTGGGGCGTCTGCCGCAGCAGCCCACGGAACTGTGGAAGGTGGCTGGGCCACCATCACGGCCGCCAGAGCAGCCTGCTGTGCGGTCACCTCTTCCTCGAGAGCGACTCGCTCGAAGATCTTGCCAGCCCAGCGGGCACGGATCATGTTCGCGATCGGCTCTGGGAGGCGACTCGCAGACAGGATCTCGTCCAGAGCGCGTGCGGACTGCTCGACAGCCCGCTCCTCTTGGATAGTTCGGAGAGACTCAGTGAGTTGCTGGATGCTCTCCGCAGAGGCAGCCTCAACTGCTGGTGCCTGATCAGCAGCCGGTGCCGGACTTGGGTCCGGTGGCGCCGGTGCCGGGTCGGGAGCAGGTGCTGGGTCAGGTACTGGATCCGCTACCGGATCCGGGCTTGGGTCCCCTGCCGAGCTCGCGGCCGCCTCGCCGCCTGGTGCGAAGTGCGAGGCAAGAGCTTCTCTCACCTCAGGGCGCTCCGCGACAGCAGCTATGAACTCTTCAGGGGAAGCATTTTCTAGAGACATTAGAGCTTCCACCTCCTTGGTGTTTTTGTCCGAGGCGACCACTCGGTCTATTGAGCCGCCGGCGCTAGCCTCGGTGATAGCGTCAACGGAGTGGACCCTAACTAATTCGGAGATCTCTCGTACAAGGACGCCATCGATATACTTCGGCGAGTGCCGAGCACTCACGTTAACCGACAGCTGTACGAGATCCGGCTTGCCACGTGTGTGTGCTTCACGGACTATATCCGCTACTGGACCCTCAAGAAGGTGCATCTTGCCCTTCAGAGAGCCCCCACCCATCCCGTTCGGTACCCAGTAGACACCTTCGTACCAACCTACAATGTCCCTGACGGATCGCTCCGGTCGCTCTGCCATCTCCGTCTTGGTCGGGTGGTCGGCAAAGGCCCTGACCCCCTCGAACATCCTGGTGTTGCGCTCCAGCGTGTCCGGGCGCCAGTAGTAGCGGTTCTTGCTGCTACCGGACTGGATAATGGTTGCCAAGTAGACGTTGGGCTCGGAGGGGAAGGCCTCTTCGATGATACCCATCGCCTCGGAGACAAAGGTGACTCCCTCGTCTGTCTCAACAGGAGCAGACTCATCTACGTGCTCATAAGGACAAGTGCCGTCCTCACATTCTCCGTGTCGATGATCCTCGGCTATACCCCCACGAGCAGCCTCGTGAGTCTTACCTTGGCTCATCATCCCACGCAGGTGATTGCGAATCTGCGTGGCTTTGGCAGAGGAGATCTTGCCGCCACCCTTGAGCTTGATCTGATTCACCCGGGAGAGGGCCGACAGAAGATGCGGCATATCCACCTTGCCCTTGGCATCCTTGTAGGGCAGGTGTCGAAGACTACGTGGAGTTGTCTTTCCGTCCTTGTCCTTCTTGCCGCCGGGCTCGACAAAGGCAAAGCAGCTGTCAGGAAGGTTGTTGATCTCCTCGGCGCTCCACTCTGCCTCGACGATTACATCCGAAGAGCCGGTGCCATTCCCATTGCTAGAGCTAATTGTCCCGATTGCAGATTGAAGGAGATCCGTTGCCTCTTCGGTCTTGCCCTCCTTGACAGCGATGAAGGCACTGCCAATGATCTTCAGCGCCTCCTCCTCAACATCTTGGTTCAGAGCATCGGTAAGAAGCGCAGAAGCATAGTCGGTGTCGCCACTTCTTAGGCTGGTCAGA